TACACCTATTTGAACGCGCCTGTGCTAAAGTTAAGCAATCGGAGAAAGCAAAAGTCGCTATCATCAAGCATTCTCCGAATGTCCTGGTGTCGGCATCAGATGGTGTGCGCATAGTTGAAGAATATGACTACTTGAATTGACTTTTCATTTTACTTTTCTTTTTTTTCTTGAATATTTTAGGCATGTGAATGAGAACGGCGACCGCCCGTGAGGGTAGCCGCCGCTTCTGCTTTATAAAAGATATGGAACTTACTTGACTGCGAATCTGTCTATACCCATGACTACATTGTCGATTCTCGCCCTCATAGCGGCAATCTCATCGTACATCGCACCATTACCCATCTGCATCATCGTCATGATTACCTGGACGTTAGTGTCAATGTTCTGCACTGCCGTTACCTGACTTGCGAACGTCTCGATGTAGTCCGGCCACATCTGCGACACGAACTGGGTGAGCAGGATGCGGTTGACGGATACATCCTGACGCAAGGCATTAACATAACCTGCAAGCAGACCGCTCGTTTCTTCGGTTGTTCCCTGCATACTGCTTGAAAGGGTGTTGCTGGCTTCGTTGAGGATGGTCAGTCCTGCGTTCTGCATGCCCCTTTGGAATGCGGTCATGAACTCCATTGAAGCGGTAATCGCCTTCTCGCCTTCGCCGCCCTTGCCGAAGAAGTCTCCAATCATTGCAGTGATTTTACTCATGCTACCTTTGGGATTGTTCGGGTCAAACACGCCGCCCTTGCCGTTCTCTCCGAAGAGTTGCTTCTGCAACCTCTCAAACATCGGCTCAAGGATAGCCATCTGCATCATCTTCTGCATCATCTGCTGGATGATCTGCGTCACGGTGTCGCGGTAGGCTTTCGCCATGTTCTCGCCGTTCTCAAAAGCTGATGCAAGTGCGTCGCTCAACTGGTCAGCCCAACCTTTGATGTCAATACTCCACAACTCTTTGGCAAGGTCTTGAGCGAAATAAGAGATTTGATCGTCAAGTTCTGCAATTCGCTTTTGGGTTTCGGCGATTTCCTCGTTGCTCTTGTTTTTCTTCTCGTTCTGCTTGTCAAGTATAGCATAGTAGTTCTCGCGTTCTTTAATCAGTGCATTGTACTGCGCCTGATATCCACTACTAGCACCTCCAAACAAATCCTTGTAGAAATCGCGCATTATCTGAGCGCCCCAAGATGCGTGAAATTGATTTTTTGATGCTTCAGAATCAAATGGATTTGCCCCACTTAATTGCGAAATGCTGTCCAACGACGCCTGATATAGCCTTTGTAGATAGGACATATTGTCGTATCCAAGAGTTCTCTCTCTTTGCTTGACAATAGTCGCAACATCGGCTTCAATGACTTGAATATCACCTTGCAGGTCTTTAATTGCGCTTTCTGCGGCTTTATCGCCTGCTTGAATCATAGCAGTAGCACCACCGAGAATTGCACCTGCCGCGAAACCCCAATGTCCAAAAGCAGACAAGGAAGACGCGCCACTCACGGCACCACCTGCGATAGATCCGACTGCGCTCGCTTCGCCAGAGTTCTTTCCAATCGCATTAAACAAGTTGGCGACAAGCGTTGCCGCTTTGCTCAAAGAATCAAATACAGCAGTTGCTGCTTGTATTTCGGCAATCTCTTTTTCAAGCGCTTCCACCTTATCCTTGGATGTTTCATACTCTTTCTTTGCTTCTTGGAATGCCTTGCTGTTTGGAGCAGCTTTGCTCATATCCTCACTAGCCTTCCTCATCTGCTGCTCAAAGAAACTCTTCAAGCCAGACACACCTCCAGTCGCAAAAGCGCCAATACTGCTTGACGGAGAAGTCGCTCTGCTTATGCTTGCCTTTCGCAGAGATTCCATCTCTGAAACAAACTCTTCTGGTGACAATTCACCAAGTTCATGAAGCCTTTGGATAAGTTCTCTTAATGATTCTTCTGCGTTCTTGTACTCCTCTGCCGACATTGCAACCGCATTATTGTGAATGTTTGCATAGTCGGCACTGAGTTTCATCTTTCGCCAATCAGCATCAGCGATTGCCATATTGGAAGCATTCTGCTTTTGCTCATCTGATGCTTTTTCGTTTGCCGCAATGGAATCAAGTGTATCCTGCAACTCTTTGTTGATTTTCTTGATTTGCGAGTCATAACTCTTTGCAAGACCGATAACTCTTGCAAACACGCCTGTATCGTCTTTCATAACGGCTTGTTGCAGTTTCTGCCACTCTTGGTAGAGTTTCACAAGACCGCTTATGGACTCTTTGTATTTGTCAGCATCATCAGCGCTTCCGATTGCATCAAAGAATTTACTACGCAACGATTCCTCGTCAAGTTCGATATCAAACGGTATCTTTGCGAGAACACCTTCGCCGCCAAGAAGACGTATCTGCTTTTCAAGTTCGTTGCGCATAGCCTCTGCCGCAACTCTTGCACCTTGGTCAACATCACCAAAACCTGCAAGTTGCGAAGCAAGTGATTTATCACCAGTTGTGTCTGCTACCTGCTTAAAGATCTCCCACCGCTTTGTAAGCTGCTCAATAGACTTGGATGCAGCAGCGGTGAAGTCCTTTGCTTTCTCGTCAAAGTCGTAGCGGTCAATATCATCAAGGAGTTTCTTGCCCTCGCGCAGTACGGCTTCGGCCTCCTTGCCGTAGTTCTTCGCCTTGTCATTGCGTTGGGAATCGTAACGATTCTGTGCCTCGTCAACGATTTTCTGCACATACTTGCGGTACTCAATGATGTCCTCTGCCTTGAAATCAGTCCAAGGTACATTCTTGTCAGTGCGCCATTTTTCAAAGATATCTCCGTATTGCTCACGGACGCGCTTCAAAGCTGCATCCTCACCAGAGCGCTTGTTCCATTCCTTGTAGAGCGAATTGGCATCCTTGAGTAAGCGGATACGTTCCTTCCACTCTTCGGCAACAGGGTCTTTGTATGCCTTTTTGGTGTCTTTTTTTGTCTTTTGTTTGTGTTTTGACGGGTCTTCTTCGGGAAAACCTTCCTGCTTGAGCCACTTCTTGTCCTCTTCCATTGCACGGAGAGCATCATAGAACGGAACGAGTTCATCAAACAACTGAGACCATAATTTGTTCTTGAGTTCACCCTGCGGCATCTTCATGATTTGGTCTGTAAGTTTCGTAATCATCTTACCGATGCTTTCAGTGGTGAACTTCACTCCAAAGTCAATATTGAAAGTCTTGTGGATGTGTGTGTCCATATCCTTTACATAGGCTTTCTTCTTCGCAAGGTCTTCACGGACGGTCTTAACGAACTCGGCCATATCGGTGATTGTGGTTGTCTTGACCTTGATTTCGGTGTTCACCTCAAAGGCTTTCTTTGCTCGTTTCTGCCAATCTTTTAGCATGGCTTCCGTGTTCTTCGCAGCATCAAAGGCCTTTCTGAAACCGCCAAAATACCTGCCACCAGTTCCAAGCCCAAGTTTCTCAAGGTCTATACCAAAAATCCTTGCCCATTCTTGAACTTTGTGCAAGTAGTTTTGGAAAAGAGCATCAAGTTCTTTTTCTGTTTTCGCGTTTCCAATCGCATCAGGACTAATGATGTTGGAAAATTGGATCATCACCTGCTTGCGCTGGAACTCGTCAACAATCTCCTGCCCGCTTTTGCCGAGCATATCCCTCATGTCTTCAAGAACCTTGTTGATGGTTTCCTGCATAACGGAACTATCCGTCACACCAGCCTCAGAGAACATCCTATCAAAGAAGCCTTTCAGAGCATACACAGCGCCCTCTGGATCGTCTTTGAAATATGTGTTTATTGTTGAAGTTATGGCTTGCGCGATTTTCTTGGTTTCGCCCAAAACTTGAGAACGCTGGGAATGAAGACTTCTTCCAAAAGTCACAGGGTCAAAGAAACTATCATAGTAATCCTTCAACTTTTGGTTTTCACCAGTATCGTTTATTATTTTATATAGTTCGGCATTGAAATTTGTGCTACCTTGCTCCAACTCACGTTTGCCGTTAAGGAAATAGAGTTTAAGCGCATCGGCGAGAGACGACAGATCAAGGTCTTTTTGTAATTGTGACAACTTGCCGTTTAATGCCTTGTCTATCTTGTCAAGTTCAACCTCACTTATTTTGTTGATTTCCTCAACAGAATCTTCCATCCTGTTTGAATAATCAGTCAAGTCCGTCGTGAAACTATCTCCAAACATCCTCGTGAACCAGTTGCCACCCTGGACACGTTTGTTTGCATTGGGGATAACATTAGATATCGCTTCATTGACATCATTAACATGGCGAAGGCTCTCCAATTTGTTCACAAGTATTTTATACTGCTCAACCTGGGATTCTGCCTCGTTGATGTCAATGATATCTCCACTGAACAATGGCGACAGATTTTGAAGTTCCATCTTTAACGATTTTATCCTTTCGGTAAGATCTGTTTTGTTCAGCACCTCATCGTTGAACTCAATCGCATTCTGGACAACATAACGCCCATTAACGGAAAACTTTGACTTTTCGATTGATTTCAGCAGACTGTCATCGGCCTGCTCCTGAATAACCGTATTAATGGCCTTTTGTGTATCTCTTGCGTTTTCAGCAATGTCTTTTGCCATTTCTTGAGCTTTGCTGCTTGCCTCAACCGACTT